CTATTAAAAAGATATCAAGATGGCATAAATTACATAACAGATCATCCAGAAAAAGTTGATGATTATGTAAAAGATATAAATGAAATACAATCAGTAGCTGAATTTTTCTTAAAAGAAATAATGCGAAAACAAAAAGTATCTAAAGATGAAATTTTGGGAGGATTTAAAATTGAACAATAAAAGAATAGGAAATAATTTTGAAAAAGAATTTGCAAAGATTTTAGCAGATGAAGGTTTTTGGGTTACATTGTTGACACCAAAAACATATATAGGTAGTCAACCGGCAGATTTAATTGCAGTAAAAAATGATAAAGCAATTTTAATAGATTGTAAAACTTGTAATAATTATTTATTTCCTCTCTCTAGAATCGAACAGAACCAGATTGAGGCTAGTAGAAAATTTTTTGAGTGTGGAAATACAAAATATTATATAGCAAATAAATATAATAAAGATATTTATTTGATACCAATAAATAAAATCGATTTTTACGAAAAAAGTATAGATTTAAGATTACAAAAGAAATGGATGTGAAGTAATGAAAATAATAGTATCAAATAACATAAGAATACAAGATCCAGATATAAAAATTACAGATTATGCAGAAGAAAATTTAGTTATGGAAAATCCAGAATATATAAGAAATCAAAGACTAGGTTATTCCAACTATAAAACATCTCAATATTTAGTTTTTTATGAGATTAATGGAAATGAATTGATTTTACCTTTTGGTTGCTTAACAGATTTATTTGCAATGTATCCTATAGACTTATTTGAAAATAGAATAGTTCTGGGAAAGCATATACTATATAAAAGTAATATTAAATTATTTGACTATCAAGAAGAAGTTTGTAAGAAAGCAGTCTTAAGAAAAAATGGAATAATAGTAATGCCAGCAGGAAGCGGAAAAACACAAACAGCATTAGAAATTGTAGCGAGATTAGGATTAAAAACATTATGGATAACACACACTATAGATTTATTGAACCAATCTTATGATAGAGCTAAAAACAATTTTAAAGATATTGGGTTAGGCAAAATAGCAAATGGAAAGATAGAAATCGGAACACATATTACATTTGCTACAGTGCAAACACTTAAAAGTATAGATTTACAAGAATATGCTGATACTTGGGATTGCATTATTGTAGATGAGTGCCACAGAGTTTGTGGTACTCCTGCAAAAGCAGGTATGTTTTATAAGGTAATAAATAAATTAGTAGCTAGATATAAATACGGGTTAACAGCAACACCTTATAGAAATGTAAAAGGTACAGAAAAAGCAATGTTTAGCTTATTAGGGAAAACAATAATTGAATTAGATAGAGATGTAATTGGAAATAGGATAGTACCTGCAACGATAATAAAACAATATACAAATTTTTATGAGATTCCAGATGAATGCTTAGATATAGATGGAACAATAAAATATGCAACATTAACAACAGCATTATCAGAAGATAAAGAAAGAAATAAATTAATATTAAGCTTATTAGAGAAGTGTAAAAACAATTATACATTAGTATTAGCAGATAGAGTAAATCAATTATATTACTTGCAAGGTAAATTAGGATATGGAAATGTCATAGATGGTAAAACAAAAAAGAATATTAGAGAAAAAGCAATAGAAGAAGTTAGACAAGGAAATCAGAAAGTTTTATTTGCTACTTATGGACTAGCAAAAGAAGGTTTGGATATACCTAGGTTGGACAGGCTTATTTTAGCTAGCCCACACAGAGATAAAGCAACAGTTATACAAGCTGTTGGAAGAATAGAAAGAAAATTTGAAAATAAAAAAAATCCAATTTGTTATGATTTGGTAGATCCAATTAAATATTTTGAAAATATGTATAAAACTAGAAAAAGTTATTATAGAAAAAATAATAATGAAATAGTTGAAATAGAATATAAAGCTAGAGAAATTTGGGTATGCAATTTTAAAAAATGTAAATATTGGGAGGATAAGCAATGACAGAAGAAGAACAATTAATGAAATTTAAGATAGAAGAGAATAAATTGAAAATGGAAATAAAAATAACAGACTTGTTATATTTATTTAAAACAAGTGAAGCTAATTTTGATGGAGAAAAAGGACAGATAGCAAAAGTAAAAAAAGAATGTAAAGAGCAATTTGCAAATTATATAATTGAATATTTAAAAGGACCAAGTTATGACAATGAAAATATCTCAAATTGGGCAGAGCCATTTGAAAGAGCTTTTTATGAAATAGTAGAAGGATATGAAGAATTTTGTAAATATAAGGAGGTTTAAATGACAGAAGAAGGAATGAAAAGACTACAAGAGGAATTAGAAACATATCAGTTATCTAATAGAAGATTAAGAGAAAAGCTTGACTCTCAAATAGACAATAGAACACTTGAGAATATAATAAAATTTGCTGTAACTAATCATGTAGGAAATTTAAGAGCAGGAATAATGATAGATGCTGCATCAGTAGATAAAATGAAAGATTTAAGATTATCAATTGATAGAGTTGATGAGTGTAGAGGAGCTTACGTAATAAAAGTTACATATTAGGCGGAATTATGGAAGATAGACTAGTAATAGGATATGACAAAGCAGAAGGAAAAGATAGACAAGCGTTAACTGTAGTTAGAATAAATAATAGAGGGACATGGATAGTAAATCAGTTTTATGATAAAGAGGCAGAAGAAATTTATAATAAATTAACTGAACCAAGAGTGTTAGTAAAAGACATATGTGAATTAGAGCATGCGTTAGTAGGGAGAAAAGATTGTACAATTTATATTACGAATAAAGTTGATATTAAACTGAATGAAATATCTTGGAAAGATACAGAAACATTTAATAAAATTCAATCTAATTTAATGGATAGAAATATCACATTAAAAATATATAACAGGAGGTACAAATGAATAGAGAAACTTTAAATAAATGTAAACAGGAATTAAAAAATTATATCTATGACAAAAGATGGATTGAAGAGAGATTAGAAGATATAAAAGAAAGAAGAAGTTTGTTGGACAAGATTACAAAGGAATTAACTGATATGCCAAAAGGAAGTCCAAAAGTAACAGACCCTAATATTGAAAGTTTAGTTAAAATAATGGATGATACTGAAGAAATAGAAAAATACATACAAGATTTAAGAAAGAAACAGATAGAAATAGAAAATAAAATAGACAAATTAGATCAACCTTATAGAAATATTCTTTATTTTAGATATATAAAAGGGCATAATTTAACTGAAGTTTCTGGAGAAATAGAAGAAGAATATGATTATACTAGGAAATTACATGGAATAGCATTATTAAAATATGCACAGTTAGGAGAAGATGATGGAAGATATAATAAATAAAAATATAAATTATAAAGAAGATAGACCTTATTACATATATATTCATACTTGTCCAAACAGAATGGTTTATGTTGGACAAAGTAAGAATCCAATACGAAGATGGAATAACGGGAAAGGATATAAATATAATAAAAAATTTTACGAAGCAATACAGCTATTTGGATGGGAAAATATAAAACATGAAATTGTAGCAAAAACTTATTATGGTTGGGTTGCTAGAGGAATTGAAAAATCATTAATAAGTAGATTTAAACGATTAAAGAGAACATATAATCTTGTAAATGAAGAAAGACCAGCCTATGTAAGTCAAAGAAAAATACCTTTAAAAAAAGTAGCAAAATATACTAAAGATGGAAAATTAGTAAAAATATATAATTCAGTATCAGAAGCATGGCATGATGGAAATACTAATCCAGACTGTATAAGAGATTGTTGCAAAGGTAGAATAAAAACATCTGGAGGTTATGTTTGGAAATATTTATAAAAAAAAATTAAAAGAACTGCACAAAAGTAACGGAAAGTGCACAATGAAATAGCTTATAATATATAATAGCAAATAAGTTAGATAGATAAATATCTAATACTGTTTGACCCTATAATTTATTAAGAGTAGATGTTTTTAAATATCTACTCTCGAAAAATTTGATAAATAGTTAAAAAAGTGGTATAATAACACTAGAAGTTGAATAAAATACAAATAAAAGTACAGGAAATACTAAAAAAGTTATAGAAAATACTAAAAAAAGTTGATTTTTTAAAATAACTCTAGTATAATATTTGTACGAATTAAGAGAGTAATTTGAATAATTTATTCATATTATTTATCCTCCTTAATTCAAACTTAATAAGAATGTTCAAAGGAAGAACAAAAAAATACTAGAGAACGCAATCTCTAGTATTTTTGATTAAAAAAGCAACCCTGTATTGCTACAGGGCTACCGAAGAATTATGTACTAATCAAACATCTTTAAGATGTACGCAATTATGATTAGCACTAACAACTTAATAATAATGTTCATTTTCTCACCACCTTTCTCAAGGAGGTTTAGAATGGAAGAACAAAGTTATTATACTATTTCTAATATAAATAATCAACAAAGAAGATAAAAAATATGTCAAAAATTACAAATGAATTACGAATATATTACAAAGCTTATCTAATACGATAGGCTTTTTATTTTTGCCAAGAAACATTTTATTGTTAAGGAGCAACCAATGAAAGATAATGAAATAATTAAAAAGTATGAAAAAGAAATATGTCCTAATTGTATACATTACAAAGATAAAAGCTATAAAGGATGTAGTGTAGTAATAGCAATAGATGGACAAGCTAAATGTGTTAATTGTAAATGTATAGAATATTGCAAAGAAAGGATAGATAAAGAATGTCAGCATTAATAATAGCAATATTGATTATATTAAGTCCACTTATATTAATAGCTGGTTTTATTAGTTTAACAATTATGTTCGAAATAATTTATGCTATTTTTAGAATACTAACTAATTTAGCAAAAAAGCAGGTGAGAAAATGCCAAGAGGAAGACCAAAAAAATACAAAGAAGTAGAAATAATGCAACAGAAAGTAGATAAATATTTTAAAGAATGCGAAATAAAGCACGAACCTTATACAATAACAGGTTTATGTTTAGCATTAGATATATGCAGGGATACATTGTCAGAGTATGCTAAGAATAAAGAATTTTCCGACACTATAAAAAAAGCAAAACTAAGAGTAGAAAATTATTTAGAAAAACATTTAATAACAGATAGTTCAACAACAGGAATAATATTCAACTTAAAAAATAATTTCGGTTGGACTGATAAACAGCAATTAGAACATAGTGGAACTATAAATAATCCATTTGAAGGTTTATCAACAGAAGAACTAAGGCAGTTGATAAGTGATGATAAATATTAGAGTAAAAGAAGAAATAATCAGACAAGCACGTTTAGAATTAGCTAGACGTGATTTTTTTGAATATTGTAAATTAACTGCAGGGGACTTCTATAAAAAAGATAGACTATTTTTACAAGATATGTGTTATCAATTACAAGATTTTTATCAGAGTAATAAACCAGAAGATAAAATAATGGTAATGAATTTACCTCCAAGACATGGAAAATCAAGAACAGCAGGAAAATTAACTGAGTGGGTATTTGGAAAAAACAATCATGAAAAAGTAATGACTGGATCATATAATGAAACTTTATCAGGGACATTTGCAAAATCTGTAAGAGATACAATTGCATCAGAGAAAACAGAAGGCGTAATAGTATATAACGATATATTTCCAAATACAAAAATAAAATATGGTGAAGCTAGTGCAAATAAATGGGCATTAGAAGGAAGTGGTCAAGCAAATTATTTAGCAACATCGCCAACAGGAACTGCAACAGGTTTTGGATGTACTTTAATGATAATAGATGACTTAATAAAAAATGAAAAAGAAGCATATAATGAAGCAACATTAGAAAAGTTAATAAGTTGGTTTAACAATACAATGTTATCAAGAACAGAAAATGGATTTAAGCTAATTATCATTATGACCAGATGGGCAGAAAATGACTTAGCAGGATATATTTTAAACAATTACGACAATGTAAGGCATATAAATTATCAAGCTGTACAAAAAGATGGCTCAATGTTATGTCCAGAAATATTAAGTAAAGAAGATTATTTACTTAAGACTAAAAATATGAATAAAGATATTATATATGCAAATTATCAACAAGAGCCGATAGATGTAAAAAATAGATTATACAGTGGATTTAAAACATATGACAAATTACCACCAGCACATTATATTATGAATTATACAGATACAGCAGATGAAGGAGAAGATTATTTATGTTCAATAGATTACCAAATGTATAATAATTCATACTATATCTTAGATGTTATTTATACTCAAGATAGTATGGAAACAACTGAACCAGCAGTAGCAAAAATGCTGACAAAAGATCATGTGGGTTTTGCAAATATAGAGAGTAATAATGGTGGTAGAGGTTTTGCAAGAAATGTACAAAAAGAATTAAGAGATTTAAAAAATTATCATACAAAAGTTAATTGGTTTCATCAAAGTGAAAATAAAATAGCAAGAATATTAAGTAACTCAACGGCTGTTATGAATAATGTATATTTCCCATTGAATTGGGAAGATAGATGGCCAGAGTTTGCAAAACATTTAAAACATTATTTAAGAAGTGGAAAAAATGAACATGATGATGCAGAGGATTGTTTAACAGGAGTATATGAACATCCAAAGCCAAACACAATAAGTTTTGGTTATAACAGTATTATGTAAGGAGTAAGATATGGATCTAATAGAAAGAATACAATATCAAGATAACTTTTTAAAAGAAGAGAATATAGATAATAATATAAGCATATTATGGGGAAGAGCTTTACCAATATTAATGCATAGAAAATACTTATATGATAGATTCACAAGAAAATATGATAAAAGTGATGTTGTAGTAGCATTAGAATATTATATAACTATTATAGCAAGTGGATATTTTGGAGGTAAAGAGCCACAATATAAAGTTAAAAAGCAAAACGAAACACAAAAAGGTATATTAAAGAAAATATTTGGAAAGATATTTGGAGAGAAAAACAATCCAGACGAATTTCAAGCTATCATTGATTATATTACCAAATATAACGACAATGGTAGCTTTTTCTATGATTGTGTAAAAGATTATATATCAACAGGCGCTTGCTATGGTTTAGTGTATGAAAATAAGGATAATGAGCAAGTATATGCTCATACATCTTCTTTAAATACTGTTGCTATATGGAATTATGAAACGCCACAAAGAAAAATCGGACTGCTAAGAGCTTGGTTTGAAAACACAGGTACAGGAGGAATAGAAACACATTTAGAGATTATAACAAAAGATTATAAAAAACAATATGTAGATGGAATAGAAAAGACAACTATAAACAAAGATGCTCAATATGGATTTAAAGAAGTAGAAGGAAGCAACAAAGAAGTGTTGTGGAACGATGTTCCTTGTTTTGCGGTAGAAAATCCAGATGGACTTGCTTTTTTTGAAAATGTGATAACTTTAATAAAAAAGCACGAGCAAGTAATAAAAAACAATGCAAATACATTTGAATATAATGACAATGCAAAATTAAAAATAACAGGATTTACACCAGAAAATGAAGCAATAATACAGGCAACAGATAAAGATGGACAACCACAAATAGATAGCAATGGACAACCTATAATGATAAATAATCCAGCAAGACAAAAAGAAGATGAAGCTATATTAAATGCAAAAGTATTTTATACACCAGACCAAAGTGGAGATATAGATTGGGTAACAAAGGATATAAATGATACAGCTTCTGAAAACCATAAAAAAACTTGCTTGGATATGGCTTTAATGATTAGTGGAGTTCCTAATGTTACTGACCAAGGCTTTACAAATGCAGATAATGCAAGTGCACTAGAAAAGAAATTCTTTCCACTAGAACAAGTGTTGCAACAAGCAGACCACCTATTCAAGGCAGAGTTCTTAAGAATGTGGAAAATGATTACTGAAAGAATAAACTTAAAGAAAAACAAACAATATGATTTTAGAGATATAGAAGTAATTTTAATAAGAAATTTACCAACAGATACAGAAAGCGTTGTAAATGCTTGGCTAAAACTAAGAGGACTATTATCAGATAAAACAGTAATCGACCATTTACCTTATGATTTAGACAGTGAAGCAGAACTTGCAGAAATGGATATGCAAAACGAAGTTAATATAGAAAAGAATTTAGAAAATATGCAAAAAATGGAACAAGACACAAGTAATGCACAATTAAATACAGAACAACAAAATCAAGACAATAAAAAAATGACGGAAAATCAAGAAGTCAAAACAGAAGTAAAGCAAAACAATATTAAGCAGTCAGACACCGTAACAAGGTGAGGTGTTGTAAATGGATAATTGGAATTATCACGACAAAAAGATGAAAGAGTTGAAACAATTGTACTTAAAAGTAAGTAAGCAAACACAAAACAGATTACAAGAAATAATAGATACTTTTAAGTTTGATTTTGATACTTTATACAATGTAGCAGATGCCAAGACTAAAAAAAGAGTTAATACATATATAGAAGAATGGAAAGATAAAGGACTTCTAACAGGATATTTTGGAACATTAGCAAAGAGCATTTACGGTAGAACAAGAGTAAAGAATAGTGAAATACTTGAATTACTTATATATGGTACTTATATAGAAGAACAAAGTAAGTTAAAAAAACAAGAATTAAATATAATGTATGATGATGCAAATTATTATTATGAGCAAGGGCAGCAAGAAGTAAATAATGCATTACCAAAAAAAGAAAGAAAGCCGATTGATGTATTAAAATGGGCTTTATTTTTAGCTTTATTAGATGAGCCAAATGTAAAAGGATATGTATTTGAACAATATATACAAGCAACAATACAATTTAATGCACAACAAATATATAGACAAATGACAATCGATTTACAGCAACAAAGACAACCTGATATAACAAATGATATATACCAAAATTTAATTAAGCGACAAAACAATTCTAAGCTTAATATAAATAGAGATAAAATATCAGGAGATATAGATACACAATTAATTGGAGTAAATAATCTTGCTAAAGTAGAAGGAATAAAAGGAGTTGATAATAATGCACAAATAAGATTTATTGCAGTAATAGATGGTAATGAAACAGATATGTGTCACAGCTTAGATGGACAATTATTCTATATAAATAAGCAGAATGAGTTTAACAGATACTATGGAGAAACACAGAAAGACTTAAAAATAGAAAAAATAAAATGTTTTGGATTGGTAGTAGGATTAAATTTACCACCTATTTCACATCATTTTCATTGGTGTAGAAGTACAATCACGTATCAAACACCTCAAAATAAGAATCTAGAAATACAACAAGAAACGAAATATAGTTTATTTGATAAAGCTTATGAAAGAAGAATACAAAAATTAAATTTGAATAAGTTAAATATAAAACATATAGATAAAAAAATATTGAATAATATTTTGAAGAATATGAAGAAAGTTTATAAAGATTTTCCACAGATACAAGGAAAAATAAAAGAAATAAACGAAATTAATCATCCTTATGGAGGAATGAATGTAACTCCACAAAAAGATGGAACTTATATTATAGGGATAAATAGAAAATTTTTTAATAATGAAAAAATAGTTAAGGAAATGTATAATAATGATGTGAAGTCAGGGTATCATCCTAAAAATAGTAACTATAAAGATATAGGAATACATGAGGCGGGGCATATGGTATTAAATGAAATATTAAGAAAGAATTATATTAATCAAAATGCATTAGCTACTGATTGGAATAATTATATTACAGCAAATAAAATATTAGATAGAGCATTTAAAAAATGCAAAATAAATAGTACAATAAATAAAAGAGCAGCCATAAGAAATATTTCAAAATATGCAATACGTAGTAATGCAAGTGAAACTATATCTGAAGCATTTGTTGATTATTATGCAAATAAAAGTAAGGCGACAGATTTAAGTAAAGCAATTGTTGCTATTATGAAAGGAATGATATAAATGATACCAATAATACATCCTTGGACAGAATGGCAAGAATCAGATGATAAATCAGATGAACTATTCGCATGGAAATGGAAAGAAGATACACCAGAAGAAATAAAAAAACAATATGAAGAATGGATAAAAATCTCTAAATAAATGAGTTAATAAAATTTTATAATTATAAAGTATATAGTGGCGGAATAGGTAGACGCTGTGTGTATGGACGAGATAATAGCCTTAGTATCTAATTTACTTCGACTAGATAAGATACAATGATAGGTTAAGATGCCTCGCACTTGAAGTCGAATAAAAAGTGTAAAAAGTATTATCATGTTAGGTGCAAATCCTAGCCTATATACAAAATTTCAAGACGTAAAAATACGTCTTTTTTTATGCCGTTTTATCGTAGTTAGGCTTTATAAAATAAACGAAATAAAAATGTAACTGTTGGGCTAGAAATAGAACAATTGGGACAAGGAGGAATAATCACATGGAAGATGATAAGAAAATTGTAACTGATGGGGGAGAAAATAATCCAACTTCTGGGACAGAAAACAACAATAATAAGCAAGATGGTAATAAAACTTTAAGTTTTGACGAATTAATCAATTCTAACAAAGAATACCAATCTGCTTATGATAAAAAAGTTCGTGAAGCAATAGAAACAGCTAAAACAAACTGGCAAGAAATTATGAATAATGAAAAGTCAGAAGCTGAAAAGCTTGCAAAAATGAACAAAGAACAAAAGCTTGAATATCAAGCGCAAAAAGCTGAAAAAGAAAAATCAGATGCACTTGCTGAATTAAATGCTTACAAATTAAAGGAACAAGCATTGAAAATCGCAAGTGATAAAGGACTAGATGTATCTTTACTAAATTTCTTTGATTTTAGCACAGCAAAAGCTGATGAGATAAATATAAAAATAGATGAAATATCTAGTGCGTTTAATAAAGCAGTAGAAAAAGCTGTAAACGAAAGACTAAAGGAAGATACACCTATATCAAAAACAGGTATTGATAATGTAAAAAATAAAGAAATACCTAGAGCAAGTTATTAATAAGGGAGGAATTTTAAATGGCAAGTGAACAAATTACACAAGATGCATTAAATATAATGATACAAGATGGTGAAACAAAAGATAATTTAAAACACGTTTTAAGTGGAGTATTAGAAAATGTATCAGCAAAAGCAGTATCTGAACAAATAAAAGCTAAAAATGGCTCAGGAGATCCAGAAGGTGGAGTAATTGAATATAAAAGATTTGTAAATGCTGAATTAAAAGATAAAGGAACAGCAAGAAAAGCTGGAAAAGGTGATGGAGTAAAAGCTGATCCTGTAAAAGTAGTTATAGACACAGACAAAGAAATTGTAGAAGAATTACAAGGAAAAGATGTTAAACTATATGGAATTGATGGTATGGCTGAAAGAAGAAAAGTAAACCATCAATCAGCTATTATAAGATACCTAGACAGAGAGTTCTTTGCTAAAGTAACAGAAGGAACAGAAGTAACACCTAAAGACAATGTACAAGATACTATTGATGATTTATTAGAAAGAGCTAGAACATTAAAAAATAACTTTATTGATGGTATTGAGTCAGACTTATTAGTAATTGTAGTAAATAGTACATATAGGAAACAAATGAAAAAGATCTTAGATGAATTACCTAATGGAACAGACCCTAAGGAACAAGCTATTGGTATGTATGACTCTGTTAGAGTTTACGAGTCAAATAGATTACCAACAGACGTTGAAGCTGTTGTAATGATGGATGGAGCTATTGCACAACCTTATTATGTATCTGAATACTCAGCTGAAAAAGTACCTTTTGATGATGCAGTTGCATTAGAAGATTATTTATATAAAGGAACAAAAGCATTAATGAAAGATACTATTTTCTATGTAAAAAAAAAGACAGTTTAGTAAATAATAAAAATGTAACAATACCAAGTCAAGATACAGAGCTATATGGAAAGAAAGTATCTGAAATGATTGGAACAGATGTAAAAGTAGATGAAAATGGAAATGTAACTGGTACTTTTCATAAAGTAACAGGTTACACAGAATTTAATTCATCTAACACATCTGAACAGTCAGGATACTTCTTCCCATTTAGTTTAGAAAAAACTGGTACAAATATGACCTTTAAGAAAAATGGTACAGCAACAAAGGAAAATATACCATTTGAGAAAAACAATGTATTCAGAATTACTAAAACAGCGAAATTTGAGATTTTAGTAGATAATGAAAGTGTAGTTACATTAACATTTAATAATGCTACATTTGAATAGAAAGGAAGGCAATAGAATGACAGATACTGAAAATCTTAAAAAAATAGAATCTGATTTAGGAGCTAATTATAGAAATGATGAAGATGTTTTAAAAGATATATTAGAGGAAGTTAGTTCTATTGCCTCTGATATTTCAAATAGAAAAACAGATGATGAAAAGTTATTTCCATACATAAAGAAAGCAGTAAAAGCTGAATATCTTGCAAGAGGTGCAGAGGGATTAACAAGTAAAAGTGAAGGAAGTATATCTAGTTCTTTTGAAGATATCATAGACAAGTTAAGAAACAACATAATTAAATCTGGATTAAGGAGGATTAAATAATGTTACTAAAAGATTTAACTAAAGTCTGGGTATCTGAATATGAAAAGATAAACAATCACGGAGAAACTAAAAAAGTGTGGAAATATAAAGGTATTGCATATCTTAATTTGCAACAAGACTTAAATGAATTAGATAGAAATAGTGCAGGAGAAGTAGATTATAGTATAGAAAATGCAAGAATTGATATAGAATATGATATTCAAAAAGGAAATGGAATATCTATTTCGGATATATCAAAGCTTGACAGTTTCGTGCCAGACTACTTAGTTACTGACTGTCCTAAGATAGGAAATACTACCTTATATAAATTGGAGAAGAACAATGGCAATTAAATTAAAATGTAAGATAAAAGCAAAACATAAATTTAAAAAATTCGACCAAATAAGAAAAGAGTTACCACAAGCCATACAGAAAGGTATAGAAGAAGTGTTGGATAACTTACAAACGGAAGCTATACGATTAGAAAAGGGACATAATCAAGAGGGAATAATAATAGATAGGGTTGATTTATCTACAAAAGAAATAAAAGGTAGAGTTTATGCAGACCCTAGTAAATTTATGAGTAACGAACAGTCTTATTTATGGTTTGAATATTTTGGAACAGGACAGTATGCTGAAAAAGAACACATTGGAGCTACTAAACACTTTTTAGATAGTGGATATACAGAGTGGTTTATTCCAGTAAATAAAGTGGATAAGCCATTAAGTTTCCCAGTTGTAGAAATACAAGATATGCAATTTTATATAGCACATGGACAAGAACCTAATCACTTCTTAAAAGATGCAGAATTTAAAACTAGAGATACTAATATTGAAGCAATAGAAAAACAAATATACGAAATGTTGAAAGGAGTTTGCAAATAATGTATGAATTTACTACAAAAAATATGTCAGATTTATTATATGATGATTTATCTATGATACAAGATACAGAAGGAGTAAATACAGAAGCAGTATTAACAACTCCAACAACAGAAAGTGTTTTTCCTTGCAGAGTAATAGAAACACCATTAGAAAATACAAATAATTCTAATAATGGAATACCTATAAGAAAAACATTCCAAGTCACTATTGAACATTGGGCTAGTGAGCAAAGATTTTGTATGGAAATGGCTAGTAATACTGATAAAAAGTTACAAAAAAGAAATTTTACAAGGGCTAATTCTAGTCCTATTATTTTTGACCAAATAACAAAGAAATATAAATTTACAACTACATATGAAGTTCGTTGGTATGCATTAACGAATGCTTTTTATTTTATAAGATAGGAGGAATTATAATGGAAGTAGGAACACCATATTCAACAATTTTAAGTAAATTGTATTATTCTGAAACTTTAGAAGGAGAGAAAAAACAAGTAAGTTGGGTACAAGAAATTCCAGATTTTGATACAGCACCTGAAGGAATTGAATTTAGTGCATTAGATACAGATTATACCGGACAAGTACCAGGAAGAAGAAGTGCTGATGCAATACCAATACCAGTATTATTTACAAAGGAGCAACATGATGTACTAAAAACATTAGATAAAACTAAAGATTATTATTGGTTTATACTATTACCACCAGAAACAAATCCTAGTGGAGAACCACCATGTTTTTATTTCCAAGCTAAAGTAAGACTTGGAATGAATGCACTTTCTTTAGATGAAATGTTACAAGAAACATTAACATTATATAAATCAACAGAAGTTCAAGAAAGTGAAGGATTGCCTACAGCATCTGAATAAAAATATTTGAGAAGGCTTAAATGCCTTCTCCTTTTTGCAAAGAGGAGAAAAAAGAAAGGAAAGATAAATTATGATATTAGAAACAAAAAATAAAAAAATAAACTTAGTACTAAGAACAAGGAAATTAGCAGATATTGCTAAACAATTAGATGGAAAGAATTTTGAAGATGTATATTTTAAAGCAATGAATGAATTTAATTTAGAAGCTTTAAGCAAGATAATATTCATATTAGCAGAAAATGAAGATAAAACAAGCGCTTTTAAAAATAGCACAGAAGTATATGACTTTATAGATGATTATATGTCAGAAAACAAAAAGACGTATAAAGAAATATTTGAAGAGATAGCAAAAGATATAAATAAAGAAGGTTTTTTCAACAGCAAGATGACAAAGGAAGAACTAGAAGGCAAGATGTCAAATCCTTTATCATCAATAAATATGGACGAGCTTATAAAGAACTCAGCAGAAAAAGCAATATCAAAAGTAGCAGAGGAACAATTTCAAGGATACAAAGCATAAATGATATAACTAATAATATTAAATTATCTAAAACATTAAAGGAGTTAATATACGCATTAGAGCCATTAGCATATTATTTTAATATGAAACCTGAAGAATTTTGGAATAGCGAGTACAGACAAATTGATTCATATCTTCAAATAAATATGATTAAGATATTAGATGACTTCAAAATGCAAATAACATTGCAAGAAGCTGTAACAGACAAATTAATAAAAGCAGATAGTATGAGCAAAAGACCCAAAATAATTCCATTAAGAAAAATGTTTTCTAAAATATTTAAAGAAGAGCCTAAAATGAAAATACAATCTCCAGAAGAACAAATAGCAAGATTAAGAAAATTAAAATAATTATTGCGATTTTTGTAAAATAATGGTATTATTTGTTCATAGGGGGGAGCAGAATATGAAATGTCCAAATTGTAATAGCGAAAATGTAATAGTGCAAAGAGAGCAAACAGGACAAATTGGAGGAGCGCATACATATGGTAGAAAAAGCCATGGATTAATATATTGGTTGTTCTTTGGTTGGTGGATATGGTTATTTAAGATAGTATTTATACCACTAACAATGTTATGTGGGAAAAGAGGTAAAGGACTAAATACTATAACCGGACAAAAAACATTTAATAGAACTGTAGCAGTATGTCAGAATTGTGGTCATACATGGAAAGTCTAATATAAATTAGAGTATAAAAGAGAAAACACTTACAAAAATGTAGGTGTTTTTATTTTGCCTGAAAAGAGGTGATTGAAATAACAGTAGAAGAATTAGATATAATCGTACAAGCTAGTGTTGAACAAGCTTTAACAGAATTTAAGAAGATAGTGCCACAATTAAAGAAAACGATGAAACAAGTAGAAGATAACTTAAATAATGTAGATGCTAAAGGAATGGTAGTAAAAGTTCAAGAAGCAGTACAACAAGTTAAAAACAAAGTAAATGAAGTTAAAAATACAGGTGTAGATAAACAGTTGCAATCGCAATTTAATAAAGCAGGAGCAAGTGTAGAGAAATATCAGGGACAATTAGAAGAAACAAAACAAAAATTAAGAGAAGTTTATGCACAAATGGATAGAATACAAACCAATACATGGAAACAATATACACCTGATGGAGTAGAATTAGGAAATAAGGCTATAGAACCTGCTGTAAATAATGATTTAGCAGGAAATAAGCAATATCAAAGTTTGTCAAAACAAGCTTCTAAACTAGAAGAACAAATAGTTAGTTTAAATAGTAAATTAAATACTACAAAACAAGAGTATGGACAAATAGCAGGACAGATACAACAAGTAAGTGGAAAACAAAGCATATGGAGTAAGTCAATTAATAAGATAAAAAACATATTATCTACAGTAAAGAAGAATATAAGTAATGCGGGGAATGCTTTCGGAAATATGACTAATTTATCTCAAAAAGTTAGAGATGAATGTTCAAGAATATTAAGTATAACAGGGAAAATATCCGGAAGAGTAAAGCAGATAGGAACAGGATTTAAACAAGGGCTTGGTCATGTTTTAAGATATGCAGGAGCTCTTTTTTCTTTGCAAACAGCATATTCTGTTTTAAGTAGTGCAGCACAATCTTGGTTATCAAGTCAAAATGCAGGAGCACAACAATTAAGTGCAAATATAGAATATATGAAATATGCATTAGGTAGTGCTTTAGCGTCGGTAATACAATTTGTTACGAATTTAGTATATCAATTGTTGAAAGCAATACAATCAGTAGTTTATGCATTAACAGGAATAAATATTTTTGCGAACGCAAGTGCTAAATCTTATTCTAATATGGCTAATAGCGCAAAAAAAGCATCAAAGGCATCAAAAGAGCAAGCTAAAAGTCTTACAGGAGTACATGATGAAATAAATAATGTCCCAAGTCCAAATAATTCAGGAAATGGTGATGGAAGTGGTTCTGGAAGTATAGCACCAAGTTTCGACTTATCTCAAGTTAATAATATGCCTAGTAGCATAATAGAAGCCATAAAAAATGGAAATTGGTATGAAATAGGTTCAATAATTGGAGAAAAATTAAATGAAGCCATGAATAGTATACCTTGGGAAAAAATTCAAGAGGGTGCAAAACAAATTGGAACAGGTATAGCTAGTTTATTAAATGGATTTATAGCTACTACAAATTGGTCACAAGTAGGAAATACATTTGCACAAGGATTAAATACGGTAATATATCTTGGATATAGTTTTGTTACAACATTTAATTGGGCACAATTTGGACAAGCAATAGGTAATGCTATAAATGGATTTTTTAACAATATAGATTGGAATAAATTGTCTTCAACTTTTAGTAATGGATTAAATGGAATTTTTACTTATATAAATAATTATTTTATAACAGTAGACTGGAGTGGTATAGCAAGTAATTTAGTAAATGGACTAAATAATGCTATATCTAATATAGATTGGAATTTAATAGGAACAACTGTAGCAAATGGAATTAGTTCAATTATTGATTTCTTATATACTACAGTAACAAACTTTGACTGGTTGGGATTAGGAATGTCCTTAGCAGACAGTATAAATAGTGCTTTTACAGGAATAGATTGGTCAAAGGTAGGACAAACATTATCAAATGCTATAACAGGTTTGTTATGGTCTGTAATTAGTTTCTTAGGAGAAATTGATTGGTATCAATTAGGTAAAAGTATAGGTGATTTTATTGCTAATATAGATTGGATTTCTGTATTAGATCAAGTAGGACTTGTGATATGCGAAGCAATTGGAGCGCTTTTTATGGCTCTTGTAGGATTTGTGGAAAGCATATTAACTAACCTTGGCCAATGGCTTTATGATAATATAGTAGAACCATGTACGGAAATATTTTCAGAATTATGGAGTAAAATACAAGAAATCTTTTCTAACATAGGTCAGTGGTTAAAAGATAAGTTTCAACAGGCATATGACGGAATAGTTTCTGTTTTTAAGGGAATTGGTCAATGGTTTATTGATAGATGGAATGATATTTGCAATGTGTTTAGCAATATAGGAAATTGGTTTAGGAGTAAGTTCCAAGATGCTTATAATTCTATAACAAGTGTATTTAGCAGAATAGGGAGCTTTTTCTCTGGAATATGGAATAATATTAAAAATACATTTAGCAACTTAGGAACAAATATAGGAAATGCAATATCTAACGCTGTAAAAAGTGGAATAAATGGAGTTATTTCATTAATAGAAGGTGCGATTAATAAAGCAATAGGTCTTATAAATGGAGCAATAAGTTTAATAAATTTAATACCAGGTGTAAATATTGGAAAATTAGCAACATTAAAACTTCCACGATTAGCCAAAGGTGCGGTATTAAAAGTACCAACTGTTGCAGAAATGGCTGAATATCCAGGAGCTAGTACAAATCCAGAAATTGTAACACCACAAAACATAATGGAAGAAACTTTTGATAGAGTAATGTCTAGATACCAAGATAGTAATAATAGCCAACCAATTTATTTAACTGTAAATGTAGGAAATACAAAGTTAGGACAAATATTATTAAATGATTTAAGAACTATGAAAAGAAGAAGTGGAAAAGATATTGAAGCTTTAGTAGGAGGTTAATATGGAAAAAGATTTAATTGAAAAAAATGTAATAAGTATATATGAAGATATTTCAAACAACTTAAAAACAACAAAAGAATATGCACCAGTAATAGTATCAGTTTTACAAATTTTAAAAGAAACACGAGAACCGATATCTATACAAAGTGCATTAAATATTTTAGATGATGTTAAATGTATATTACAACAAATTACAAAGGTTTAACATTTCCAAACTCAATTTTTGATTTAGGAAATTCTTTTTCGGCTTGTTTATATGCTTCGATATATTTAGCAGTCATATCGGAAACAAGCATAGAATATCCATCTTCAGCATTTATATATTCAGGCATATTTGAATCTATAAAAGCTTTAGATGCACACATTGCAATATTATGTAATGCTATTTCTTTGTTCATTATTATCACCTCACTTTCGAAGCAATAATATACTAAAATACAAAGTTTTACAATAAAAATAAAGGAGTAATAATTATGTTATGGAAGGTAGATGGACAGGTGCAGAAAACACCTAGTACGTATAAAGACAATATAGAAGATACAGATAATGATAGTTATACAAGTATAGTTGATGGTTCTTTAATAGATAATCCAATTGCAGTTGGAATGCTAAAACTCGAAATGAGTTGGGATTGTCTAACTGAAGAAGAGGCAGAACATTTACTACAGTTAACATATAAAAATCCTCTTATAGTAACTGTTAAATGTCCTAGTGTTAAAGGAGGACTATTAGAAAATGCTAAATTTAGAGTAAGTCAAAGAACAAGCGAAATGCACTTGACTAGTAAAGATGAAGACACTTCCAAATCTTTATGGAAAGTGTCTTTTAATTTAATGCAAAAAGAATTAACACAAACGCAAAAACAAGCAGTAGAGGAGGCAAATTAATGTATTCTACTAGCTCAAATTACAAAGAAAAAATATTACAAGATAATATAAAACATGTATTAAGAATATATATAGATGGAAATAAGGTAGAAGATAGATACATTTTAGAATTTAAATTATCCAATGTTTTATTAGAAAATGACGAGTTCTGTTTAGGTAGTACACCAGCTAAAACAGTAACATTAAAAATACATAAAAATGCATTACCCAAAAGTTATAGTAGATTTTACATAGAAAGTGGTATTGCAGATGAAATAGTTCCTGTTGGATATTTTAATGTAGATGAAATAAGTAAGGATGATAACTATACAGTAAGCTTAACATTAATAGACGACATGTCTAAATTTGAATTTAACTATGATGGCAGTACATTAACTTATCCTATAACTTTAATGGAAGTTTTACAAGATATATGTTCAAAAGCAGGAGTAGAATTAGGTTCTACTTCTTTTTTGAACTCTGATAAACAAGTAGCAGTATATGATAGTACAGTTACAGCTAGAACTTATCTAGGATATATAGCAGAGCAAGCAGGAGGATTTGCTGTAATTGGTAGAGATGGAAAACTATACATAAAAACAATAGGAGAAAATACAGCAGAATTAGATTTAAGATATTTTTCTGAATATAGTTTAGGGGATGAATTTAAAGTAAGTAGAGTTGCTTATGAAGATGGTATTAATGATTTTAAAACAGGAAATGAAACAAATAATACTATTTGGATTAGTTCAGATAATATGTATATTGTAGATAAAGAACAAATTATAAATATCTACAATTTATACAAAAATTTTGATGTATATAGTTTTAGTGGAACATCTATTGTAGATCCTTCTTGGGATATTGGAGATATCTTAATAATAGATGGTAAAAAAGTAGTATATCAAGGTGACATAGAATATAAAGGAAAGTTCAAAGCAAGTATTACATCTGAAATACAAGCTAAGACAAAAGAAGAAACAACAGCAACTAAAATATCAGATACAGCGAAAATTAGAAGAGTACAAAGTTTAATAGATCAAATAAATGCAACAATAACCTTGTTATTACAAGAAACTGGAGAATACAACGAGAAATTCGTTGAAATACAAGCAAGTTTAGATGGAATAAGTCAAACAGTAGAAAGCATGGAAGATTTTACAAGAGAAAAGACACAACCAGAAAACTTGTATTTAAATGATATAGCAGAAGGAGAAGGTTATGTAATAAAATTTATTGTTTATGGAAATAGTCAATTATTTAATAGTAAAGAAATAACAATATGCGCATCTTCTAATCCTAGAGGATATGGAAATGCTATATATTTATTAACAGAAGATGAACAAGAATTACTAACAGAGGATGAACAACAATTAATAATAGGAGAGGGGTCATATTATATTACTTCCTTAAAAATAACATTAAATGACGTATTAAGGAATCTTATAGAAGATGGAGTAGAGTATTGTGATACTTTAGAGATTGAACAAGACGGAACAATTAATGTGGTTAGAAAAATTGGAGTAGATGAATATGGAGATTTATATATTTTATCAGAAGAACAGGTTACAACGTTAGAAGAAAAACTAGTATTACCTTCTGTAAAAAATGGAATATATTATTTTCTTGAAGAATGTGGAGGATTAAAATATTATGCTAAATATATTACAGAAAATGATTATTCTGATACATTCTTACCAAAATTAGAATTAGGAACACAGATAACACAAAATGCAGAAGCAATAAGAGTGGCTTGGAATCAAATCTCTCAATACCTTCAAATGGAAGGAATTAATGGAAAAGCAACACTTAATATATATGATAAGGATAATAAAGTATTAATGAGCTTGAATCAAGATGGAGAAAATTTCTTTGATAGCAATGGAAATAGGATTGGATATATTGGAATTGTAAGAGAAGAAGAACAAGATTATCTAGCTTTTGCTATGGACATAGATTGGAAAAACACCAACAGTGGGAAGAGTATGGCTTGGGGCTATAATGATAAGAATGGCAATTTCTTACCAGTTTTCTACTTATCTGGAAGTTATGGAGATGAAAGTTCTGAATATGGTGGAGAATTACAAGTAGTTGGAGATTTATCTGTTTTAAGAAAATTAATTTTAGACCCAGAGCAAGGAAGTTTTAATATTGGAGATTTTTCTTTATATTGTAGTCAACAAGGAGAAAATAGTTCTATTGTTGTCTTAAAATCGAATTTTGGATATGAATTTTATATAAATAATAATTTAGTATTTTCTATTACAGAAGATATCATATCATTTAATACCAATCAAGGATATGATTTGGCTATGAATGGTGAAAGTGTAGTAAATATTTTAAATGATTATATAATACTTAATAAACAATTTTTTATATATGATTATAACTCGAAACAAGGCCATGTTGGGTGGCCAATGATAGGTATTGATAGTAATGTATATAACTGTTCAGAATTAGATGGAGGTATTGGATTCTATATAAATGGAATAGTTGCTGAACCAATATCTGATAGAAGATTAAAGAATGATTTTAAAGATATAGATGATAAATTCTTAGACGCTATAGAAGAATTAGGGATACAACAATTCAAATGTGATAACAGAAATGGAAAAATAAGTTTTGGAATAATAGCTCAAGATTTAATAGAAGCATTTAAAAAATATAATATTAATCCAGAAGATTACGAAATACTAAAAAATATCAAATATAATATCAACGATGACAATATTTATTATAGTATTGAATATACACAATATTTAATATTAAAACAATTAGCAACAGATAAAAAACTAAAAAAACAACAAAGCGAAATTGACGAATTGAAAGAAATAGTTAAACAACAGCAAGAACAAATTAATAAATTATTACAAGACACATAATAGTGTCTTATTTTTTTGGAGGTTAAAATGGGAGTAAAAATAAGCGAATTAACCGAATTAGAGGATGCAAAAATAAGTGACATGATTCCAATTGTTGATATGAATAACAATGGAACAAAAAAAATAACAAAGGGTAATTTATTAAAAAATAAGATTACTAAAATAACAACAGAAGATGTTATAACACAAAATACAGACTATACAGTTCCAACATATATTGTAGGAAATAATTCTTTATTAATATTTTACGAAGGTTGTAAGTTAATAAAAGAGGAAAATTATATTGAAGTTGGTACAGAAGGACAAGAAAGTACAACAATTCAGTTTAAGGATTGGGATGTGCCAAAGGGAAGCAATTTAGAAATTATATATAAGTAGGAGGAAGAATAATGTCAGAACCAAAAGTTTTAGAATTAGAAAATAGGATAAAAGAGTTAGAAAAAAGAAAAACAAACATGACAGTTTACACAACTGCAGAACAAAGTTACAGTCATACTGGAGACAATAAATATTTACAAGAACCTTTAAGATTTCAGGGAAGTAGAGGAAATTCTAATGATAAATTAACATTTGAAAAGAATGGTATTAAGATTGGAGCAGGAATAAATCATATAAATGTTAAAGGAATTGTTATATTTATGCATAGTGAATCCGATGGAAGAGCAGTTTATTTGTACATAAGAAAAAATGGAACAGTAATTTCAACACAAATTATGTACATGCAAACAACTCAACCATATTCTATATCTATATTTAAAGATTATATAGAAGTTGAAGAAGGCGATTTAATACAATTATATGTGGCAATGGATAATGCAAACTTCAAAACGAGTGGAAGTACAGACAATCAACTAACAGTAGAAGTTGTAGATTAAAAAGGAGGTAAGTATGGAAGAAATAATAAAAACATTAAGTTTTAGTAGTATAGCTTGGCAAGTAATAACACCGTTAATTTTTAGTGGACTTGATATTTTAACAGGATATATTCAAGCAGTAATAAATAAGAATGTAGATAGTAAAGTAATGCGAGAAGGTCTATTACATAAGTGTTTATTAATAGTAGCAATAATAATAGGCTATGTAATAGAATATGCATTTAATCTTCCTGCAGTAGCACAAGTTATAACAATATATATTTGCGTAATGGAAGTAGTATCTATATTAGAAAATCTAAAGAAAGCAGGATTGGATTTAGGAAAATTAGGAGACATATTAAAGAACAAGAAGGAGGAATAGTTGTGAATGATAATATATTCGAAGAAACAGTAGAATTTTCACAAGAATTATTTGAAAGAAATATTAGTGAAAATGATTTTGAAGTAGAATACGAGGCAGGTGAAGAAGATGCAAATAACTAATGTAATATGCCCTGAAAGTAAATATTCAACAAAATGTCCTGATGTGACAGAAAAAGATGGAATATGTGTTCATAACACAGCAAATGATGCTAGTGCTATATCTGAAATTTCATATATGTTAGGAAATAATAATAAGGTTTCATTTCATGCAGCAGTAGATAACTATAGAGTTGTAACAGGATTACCATTCGATAGAAGTTGTTATGCAGCAGGAGATGGAAGATATGGAAGTGGAAATGCTCATAAAATTAATATAGAAATTTGTTATAGTAAATCTGGTGGAGAACGTTTTGACGAAGCTGAAGATTTAGCGGCCTGTTATATTGCATATTTATTAAAGCAATATGGATGGGGAATAGAGAAAGTAACAAAACATCAAGACTATAATGGTAAATATTGCCCACATAGAACATTAGATTTAGGTTGGGAAAGATTTTTAAATAAAATAAGAGAACATTTAGGAATACAAACAACACCAGTAGAAGACAATAAAGATTATAGCAGAGGAAGTGATGAACCCGTGAGAAAATATGTAAACGGTAGTACAATAGAAAATATTTATGCTGATACAGCTTTAACTAAAAGGATAGGATACTTAAATCCTAGAGAAGAATGCGACTGTTTTGGAATATATAACAACAGACCTATGGTTAGATATAAAGTAGACGGATCTAACAATTACAAGATAGGCTTCGCTAAATGGACAGGTGGAGTAAAATAATATAAAAAGTAGAAGAGGTGTAGTGTAATTTAGTTATGCTACACCTCTTTTTTTGTTGCTATAAATCAAGGATTATAGCAACTTATTTACATAATGCAAAAAATATGGTAAAATGTAATAGAAATGTAATGAAAATGTTAATAAAACATAAAAAACGATATAAAAATAAAATAAATTGATTAATTTAAGTCTTTTTTGCAAATAATATTGATAATATAAATAATGCCGGAACATACAGTAAAGTTAATTTAAAAGTTCTTCCCAGAGACTGCCACCATTCAGAATCA